TAGCAAGAACATTACCTGTTGTGTCAGGTATATTAATAAAGGGAGATGTTATTATACTTCCTGATAGATCAAATTGATTAGGTATAGAACCTGCTAAAGTGGTTAAATTACCGGGTGTTTGGTTATCTAATATTGTTTGAGTTACATTATATGAAATGTAATTACTTGAATCGTTTGGATTTACTTTAACGCCACCAGGCAATCCAAAACTTTTTGTTTCACAAAGTCTAAATATTCCTGTTCCCGAAAAATTAGGTGTTTTAGGGTCAAGATCAATATAAGGTATTTGATTTTTTATTGATTGGTTTATTGTATGAATTGCAGTTAATGCTGTTGCTTGAAATACATTCCCATTCCCTCCAGGATTACCAGATGGGAATGTGTTATTAACAGTATCTCCTATTCCTCTACTACTTGAGACAACAAGAATAGGTCCTCCTAAACTAAAAAACCCTTTTCTTTGATTTAAAAAGTTTTCTTTAACTAATGTTAAATTAAACCCAACACCATTTGGTATTGTAGCTCCCATAGAAGCTGAGGTGAAGAAGCATTGTTCATCCACTTTCCAATTTCCTGTTGATGATGAAAATGAAACAGACTGTAAGGATGAAGTGTCAGAGAATATAAATCCAGCTGTTATAGTTTTAGTTCCATCTAAACTTTCTCCAATTACACCATTAGGAGTTAAATTACTACTTCCTGGGATATTAGCTCCTTGTGAAATTATAGATCCGGTTAAATTAAATAAATTAGTATTCCCTGCTACTAACCAAGTACTATCTGGGATTCCTTTACCTGTGGAAATTGATGAAGTTGTAAAACCATAAACATCTTGCCAATATTCATATAAAAAATTTCCGGGGGTGTTGTAAACAACATTAGTAATAGGATTTACAGACCTATACACACCATTGGCACCAACCCCAGTCTCTTCTGGAAAAGGGTTATAAATTAAAGAGCTAGCACTTCTATGAATGGGAAATGTTTGGTTTTCAGATGGAAATATTCTGATATTAGTAGTAGTAGTATTACTTATTTGAGTTGGTACCCTTAAATTAACTTGAGTTGGACCATTTTGAAAACTCATTGTTGGGTTGGCTTCTGATGTTGGGAGTTGTGGGTCTAAATTCCATAGTATGTTATCAAATTCTAACCCTCCCTGGTATATTACATTATCACCAACAGGCAACCTTGAAAAGTTTACATTGTTAGCTGTTGTGTTATTATATGATACTGTTGCTTTTCTCCCTACTTCAAATGTGCTAACTGTGGAAGATAAATTTTGATTGCTGCCATCTATTTTAATAATATTAGGAAAAAAATCTTTCCCTAATACATTATTAAAAGGGGCTTCAATTAGTGAATCTATATTAAATGTATAAGTTCCATCAAGGTTTTCATTTTCTACTGATGTTTTAAAATGTGCAAAGTATATTGGATTTTTATCTATTACCGCTGTATTACCGTATGAAGAGTCACCTCCCCAACTTCCTGTATCTCCATTTAAAAAGGAAGGTAGTACTGATGGTCTTATAAATCTTCCTGTGTTAGGTCCTACTCTACCAGCACGGGTTGGAAAATTATAATTAGCACTTGATATCTTACTACCTAAATACCTTGGTATTATTACTTGTTTTGAGGTGTAGTTACTATCAGGTACTTGAGCTTTTTTAGCAGTTCCATTTATAATAGCTTGTTGGTTAACTGGTACTGTAGGAGAATCTAGATAATCTACATCCATTAAAAAACTATTATTTCTATTTTCGTTAAAGTTATTTATTAAGGCATTATAAACTGAGTTGTCAAATGTTGTACTTGTGATTATTGGAGAGAATGGAAATAAAGACGTATTGCCCTTACCTGTACTCTCAAGAATGCTTGCAGTATTAGGTAATACAGTGAAACCCGCCGCAACAGTTTCTACAATTCCTCCTTGAGTTGGTAGGTAAGTTGTAAAAGCTTTTAAAGATGGGGATGAACTATTTACCCCATTATTTGGAAATGGGTCTGTGTTTATTATTGGTGCTCCTGGTAATCCCATAATTTTTATTTTATAAAGTTGTTAATAGTGGATTTGAAGTTATACCCGTAATTGGATTTTTGCCTGAGTACATTACATTATCTACGTCTCCACTCCCAAAACCTGGATCTGGGGTTGTTGTTTTAATTAGATCATAGTCACCATTTAAAATTTGATATTGTGGGGGGGTTGGAAATAACCCTTCTGTTTGCCAAAAAAATTCATTAAGTGTGTTAGGTACAGGTACAAAAGGAAGATTAAAGTTTGGGCTAGTTAAAGTAGGTAATATGTTTACAGAAGTATTACTACTTCCTAAAGCAGATGTATCAGCTGAAAAATATGAATATATCCAAGTGTATTCACTTGAATATCCAACAGGAATACCTGTTATATTATTATCTCCTGTGTTAGTAGTGGTTTTATAAATTGATGTAGGATCAACATAATACCAACAATTTTCAATTAATTTTGATTTGGTTTTTCCTTTTTCTATACCTGCAGCAAGATCATTACCTTGTTCTTTATTTATACTACTTACACCTTCGCTATAATAAAGACGTGTTGGTTTTATTCCTGGTGTTTCCATTCCTGTTCCAATATCTTTAAAATTATTAAAACTAGGACCCATTAAATAATGTCCAGCTATTATTCCCCTATGGTTGTTGTTTCTAGAATTTTCCCATAATCCTGGTTCTGCTCCGTTAACTAGAGGGAATGGAGGTTTTACTAATACTATTCTTTTACTTTCATCAACTCTTTCAATTGGTAATGCTGTTGATATAAAAGTATTTGATGAAAAGAATGTTGGTTTTGAAATGTCAGATATAGGAGGTTCGGGTGTTGTGTAAAAGATATCACTTCCATTTGGTTTCGTTATCCAACTTGGATATTTCCAAGTTCTATAAACATCATATTTAAAAGCGTTATTAGAATTTGGTTGAATTGGGTCATAGGGAGGTTGATGACCATTATCAAAATTTCCTGGTAGTTGGGTAATTCCAGCTTCACTATTTACAACTTGAGCTAAAGTAAATTGAAAGAAAGGACCTGTATTCCCTGTATATACATTTGGAGCACCCGTTGAATCTTGCATCCAATTTTGAGACCTCCAAGGATATTCTGCTTGGGGTGTAGGTAGGGGTAGGTCATTATATTGTTGTAAAAGAAACTTTAAGTTTTGACCATCCTCTGATGTTTGAGGAAATCTAAACCCATAAAGGTATAAAAAATGATATCTTTCATCTTCTGATGCATCATATGATCCTGTTTGACCTACTAAAGCTACTCGTATATGTGTATCAGTATTAGGCATATTTGATGTTAAATAATTTAATGCTAAATCTTCAGCATCAAAAATCCTTAACTCTGTGTGTACTTCACAATATCCTATTTTATTTACTGTAGCTGCAAATTCATAAGAAGTATCAATGGGGTTTGGTGAGGCAAATGGGTTATTAAATAATGATTGAGTTACAGCAGGAAATGCTGATCCCTCAAATTCACCAGTATAAAATTCTGCTTGTGTTGATTCTGTTACACTTTGTTGACCTGCTATAGTATCAAATGAATCTATATATGATTGAGTTAAACCAGGAAGTTCTGGGTATTTAGTGGTTCCAGGTTCTCCTGTTTTTTCATTTGTAGTAGCTGCCCCATAATAATTAAATCTTTCAAATGTACCTCCAGTACCTCCAAACATTAAACCATCTATTGCTTCACCCTCTATATCTATTGATGCAGTTAATGTTAAATCTCTTTTTATTATAGGACTGTTATATCCTGTTTGAGGTGTACCTTGTACTACACTTCCCGTTTCTGAGGTAAAAGCTACTGTAGTATCTGCATCTACTGTTGTAGGGATAGCTCTACTCCTATCAAGCATATTTTGTTTGATTATAATACCTGTAGTAACACTTGTACGAGCAGGAACATACGCTTTAATTGCCTTAAATAAAGAATCATCTACATATTTAATTAATCTTATATAATCTTGAACATTACCTTTAGTATATTTTTTAAGGTAATCTTTTTCTATTTCTACAAGTTTAGGGTAATATTCTGTTTTTTCTTGTGTAAATCTAGGATCAGCTATTGCATCACCAATAACACCATGACCATATGTAGCTATAATATCATCGTTTACTTCATCCGCGGGGGCAAAGCCTACTTCTAAACTATTTATATCTTCAGTATAACTTCTACTTATTAAATAATCTTGTTCAATACTAATTTGGTTAGATAATATTGTACCAAAATCAGTACCATCATTTACTTGTATTTTATTAGTAATTCTATTAGTAATACCAATAGCAGGTTGATCTAATAAATAAGGTTCTCTATTTATTAAACTTAAAGTTTGTTCGTATGTTCCTGGGTTGTTATAATATAGATTATATCTACTACTAGTTAACCCTGTTGCAGGAAAAAAGAAAGACTGTGTGATAATTGCTTCAGATTCTCCAGATATTGCAGGATGTAATGATGAGAATGGTTGTACTTTTTCAGCTAAACTTGTAGATACATAAAAATTACTTTCTAATTCATTACCTAATGGAACTCTAAAATTAACTATATCAAATGAACTTTGTTCTCCTGTCACATTGTTCCCTTCTATACTTTCGGGATTCATAACAAGATCATTAAATACTTCTTGTTTTAATTCATGTGAATAATATCTAAATTCTTGGAATGACCCTATAAACATTTTTCCAGGCTCATTTAAAGTTATTCCATTAATTGTAGAACCTGAGGGGGTTCCTCCTAAATATACCCCATCAAATGATCCAGATCCAAATCTATTCCAATTTACATTAGCATATGAAATACCAGGACCATATAAAGCATGACCATATAAACCTTGACCATATAAATTTACAGTTTGAGCGCTTGCTGTTGAGGTTCCTGTGAATCCTATTCTATCTCCATCATCTCCATTATATATATTATTTGCAGCTCTTAAGGTGTATTGAGTATTATTTGTGTTAACATTAGTTGATGCATGAAAATCTCTTGATAAAGAAACTGTCCACCAACCTTCATCAAAAAATGGTAGGTAAATACCACCATTAGAACCCGTAAAATAACTACCATTACCTGATCCAACAGTTGAACCAGAGATATAAAATTGAAGTGTACCATATTTGTTATATTCATTAGGTGCAGCTCCAGGATATGAACCTGTTACTTGAGGTTCGTATGTTAAAGTAATGCCAAAATCTACCTCAGTATTATTAGGATCATCATCTGATTTTTTAACTAATAATGATTGAGTATAATAAGTACCTCTATTATCATCTTTAGGAATACCTTGAGTTTTAAACCTAAATGAAATTCCATCAGGTACTATATTAGCATTATCTGCTATTTTATTTCTTAATAAAGGCACCCATGGAATTTGCATTGATGCACTTGGAAATAGTTGTGTTCCTACAGGAGTGTAGGCATAACTATATCTATTATACCATAGATCATAATCATCAGAATTATCTTTATCTTTACCTCCAAATTCATTTATTCTTAATATTGTACTGGGTATACCCCATATATTGATAAGCTGCCTTAATCCTGCTGTTGTACCTTTTTTCTTAACAAGGTAAGCCATGTTGTGGTAAAGACGTTTATAAATTTCTTTACTTACTCTATCTATAGCATAAGGGAATCCTTCTTCAATAAATTCTTCTACATATCCTGTAAATGAATAATTATCTTCCCAATAATTAATTACAGAACCACCATTAATAGCTATATAATTTTTTATTAATTCACTTCCAGTAGGAGGGACAAAACTACCATTATCTTCACCTGTTAAACCTATGTAGTTATCTTGATTATTATAGTTATTTCCAAATCCTTGATATCCTAAACCTTCAATAGTTGATTGAGCTAAGTCTAAAGGAACACCTTTATCTAATTGGTTAGTTGTATTTGATTTTTGACTGACTGCTTTTGTATAGAGCCAGATTTCGTCAAAAGATTGACCAACCATATTACAAAAAGTAAGATAATTATCATTTTCTTCATTCTCCCTAATAAATTCAGGTATAGTGTAAAATAACCAATTTTGATTATCTTGATCGTAAAAAGAAGCACTTAATATTTGACCCCCATAATATTGACTATTCTCATCATCACTACCCAGCCAAGTTAAAACATCTGTTGAGTCTGTGTCTTTTAATTCATATGGAAATTTAGATCCTGTTTTTGGGTATGATGAAGGCTCATCTACATAATAAAGATAATATTCATACCCATCAAAATTTTTAATTAAATTCGTGATATGACCTTCAATAGAAGATTGATTTGATGTTACTGTTAAAGATGATGAGGTTGATCCACTTATAGAATTTAAAATATTTAATTCATCTTCATAAGCTTCAATTTGTTGAACTTTATAATAAAAGTTTTTTAATCTTTGTTTTGCCGATGAAAAATTAACAAATTCATTAAATTTAGAATAATCTGGGGTGATTGTAACACCTCTTTGATTTAAATAATAATCTAAGTTATTTTTAGATGCAGTTGATGGGGTGTTAACTAATTCATTTTTTGTTTTATATACTGTAGAATTATTAACAAAATCTTTTATCTCTAAATTAGTATTAGGTCCTCTTAAGAAAGTAGCATCACCATAAATTTCACTATTATGCCATATACCTCCTGCGGTTATACACGCGTATTGTGTGGTATACTGCGGTCCTAACGTACAGACACCGGGTCTATTGGACGACCACATTCCGCCCGCAGCTTGACATGCAGCTTGAGTTGTATATTGTGGTCCTAATGAACATACTCCATTACTTGGGGTCCATAATCCCCCTGCAGCTTCACAAGCTTGTTTAGTAGGATACTCTGGTCCTAATGAACATGCTCCATTTGCAGATTCATTATTTGAAGTCCAAATACCTCCTGCTTCAGTACATTCTGTTTCAGTTTGGAATTGAGGTCCTAATGAACAAGTTCCACCATTTGTAGAAGTCCAGGTACCCCCAGCAGAAGTACATGCTTCTTGAGTGGTAAATTGAGGTCCTAATGAACATACCCCTGTACCAGCATCGCTATCAATTAGTCCTGGGCCTGTTATTGTAAAATCTGTAAAATTAGTATCTGATGTTAGTAAACCAAAATTTACATCATAAATGTAAAGTTCTATACTATTTTTATCAGGTGTAAAAGTACTTGTAATTTCTTCATTTGGGATAATAGCTTGATTATCTAACTCAAAACCGTCATCAAATAAAATACTAGGGTTAATACTATCTGTTGAAGGATTAGAAGAATCTTGATTTATTTTATACGCTTTAGATTCTGCTGTTTTGGTTACAATATAAACTTCATCTTTTAATTTAAAAGCATTGGGTAAAGCATCATATAATTTAACTAAAACAGTATATTTTTCTTTTGATGTATCTAAAAAACAATTAACACCAATATTATAATTATTCCCTTCAAATGCAATATAAAATTCATCGAAATAATCAGTAGATTCTAATCTTTCTTTAAATTCTTTATATGAAGTTTCAATCTCTTCATTAGAAAGAAAATTGTTACTTAACCTTACTTCAGTCCTATCAGATGATATTTCTGAAAGGAAATAAGTATCTGTAGGGGATGATTTTAGTTCATGGTTTATAAAATTATAAACTGTATATAAAGTCCCATTATCATACCCTCTTTTAAATAAATCTTGGGAGGGGTTTAAATTTAATATTTCAGTACTTTCACTTACTTCTGGCATGCTTAACTTTTAAATATATTATGTACCACTACTTAATGAGATTTGTTGACTTACTCCAGCATCCGCTAATGAAGTATTTAATTCATTTTCTCTTAATTGTAAATTTTCTTCTCTTAATTCTGCTATTTCATCTAATAAAGCTTGTATTTCATCATTTATAGTATCTGATCCAGCATATGCAGCACTTTCCTTAGCTAAATATTCATGTGAATTTATTAACCCCAATTTAGGTATGTCATAAAAGAATTTTTCATATAATGTCCAAAAATCCTCTAAAGTAGCTAAATTAATATCAAAAAACCCATTATCCTCCCCAGTATCTAATTGGGTAAAACCGGTATTAATGGTTTCTTCAAATTTTTTCTTATCAAAGACTTGTCTATTTAATTCAGCTTGTATTTTCATGGGTTAATTACTTTAAAATTAATACCTTCATCAAAAACCTTTGTTGCAGAACCTATTTTAGATTGTACTAATATAGTATAATATCTTTCGGGCTCCAAACCATTCATGTAAAGATCAAAATAACTCGATGTAGAATCTGCACTTATTTTTGTAAAATTAGAATCAAAATCTATTACATATTCATTTGTTTCAGTATCTTTAACTGCATATAAAGAAACATTTTCTGGCAAATAATAATTTTCCCCATAATAAGAAGCTGTTATAAATGTTCTATCTGGGTATTTTGGTATAGCCGCAAATCTAAACCTTGCTATACTTTCAGGGTAGTAAAATTCTTCATTGTTGTATACTGAAATAAAAGTTTCGGATTGGGTTAATACTTTATTAGTAGATGATCCTGTATTGAATGCTGAGTCATCCCATTTACATTCTAAGGAAGGAGGATATATTGTGTTAGTATCAATACTAAAATATCTTAATTTATGGTTATTATCTGGAGTAACGTTTGATTCGTTTTCTTTATTTTGTTTTACTAAAAATCCTTCGTTAGGAAAACCATCATTACTGTCTATTGAATTACTGTACCAAGTTTTAATTGTATTAGTCACATCAACATCAATATCTTTATCTGTGTAATAATTAAAAGATTTAGTAGAAACTACATCTAAACCTAAATTTGAGCCCGTATACCATGTTCCTCCTCCAGGTATTGTATCAAAAGAAGCAGTTGCATATTGCCCAAAAGAAGCAGTATTCCAATTATTAATTACTGTTTGTTTTTTCCAACTAACTCCATTTGTTGTGGATGGAGAATTTAAATATTGTCCTGTTCCCATATCCCAACTACCAGATACAGGGTAGAAATATAATTCTGTTTCTCTATTTAAACCTTCAGCTAAAGCTAAATAGTTTATTAAATTAATTTGATAAGGTTTATCTTTTATTTTTGTAGTAAAAACATCAGATATTTCATCTGTTGAAAATTTTATTAAATATCTACTAATGTAAGGGTCATTATTAATTAAATAAGTAGAAGCTTCTAGGATTTCATCTAATCCAGTATTCATTTCTACATTTTGGGTATATATAGAAGCATCTTTTGTTGGGAATAATTTATATACAGCCATGTTTTATACTTTATCGTTATTTTCGGTTTTAAATTTATTTATAGATTCAATATAAGTATTTTCAGAAGAATAAGCACTTAATAATGATTTTGAATCTTTACCATTTTTTGTTTTAATAGGTACCCCTTTACTAGGTGAGGGAGATGTAGGTGAAGTTGAAGCCTTAAAATTAGTATATATACCATCTCCAGCACCTACAGTACTAAATCTATTATTATTAAACCTATTAGGACCACCATTAGTGCCTTGTTTCACACCAGCTAAATCTGATGTAGTATCTAATGAAGAAATTTCAAATATATTACCTGGTTGTAGATTTGTATCTTCTATTCCAAATTCACTTATAGGACTTCTATTAGGGCTTATATTACCTGATCCATCCCCTCCACGTGTTACTATATCTAAATAAGTATTTGATGGGCTATATTTATGTACAAAATTATTATCAAGGTCTCCATAACCAATTGGTCCCCCCTGTGGATTAGAATTTTCTACATCTAAATTTGTTTTATTTAAAGAATTTTTTAAACTCATAATTTATTTATTATAGTGGAACAACTCTACCTTTAATATCTGTATTTGGGAATTTTAGTTCAAATACCATTGGATCTATTGATGGGTAAACAACACGTTTATATGTTGCCCCATACACATCATAAGCATAATCACTATACCCCATTACAGAACCTGCTTTATTAATAATTCTTACATCCTGTACAGTTTGTACTCCTACTATTTTATCAAGTAAAACAAATAATTCTTTAATAATAATAGGTTGGTTTATTTGCCATTTATCTGTATGGAAATATGCAGTAAGAGCATCGATACACTTTGTTAATACTTCATTATTATTAGAATTAGGCAATACTATAATTTCAAATTCTATTCCAATATTAACAACGAATGCATCTTTAATTTTAATAGCATCATTAATCATTCTATATTGGGATAGATAAGTTTGTAGATTACGTTTTAATGCTTGTGATGCAGTTCTTAATTTCTTTTGATTATCATAAGATAAAACATATAAATCTAATATTGTTGGCAATTCTCCTGGTTGATATTGTGATATTTTAGCAGGTTGTGAATATGCTTTTGCTATAACCCCTAAATTAGCAGGCATAGATAAAGCTCTAATCATGTAATCTTCTTTAGTAACTGTTCTTAATTGGTTTTGAAAGTTACCTAATGCATTTTGTCTTAATTCTTCTATTGTATCTCCATCTTGACCTCCATCTGCGGCTAAAACATTATTTGCTGCTATAGATTGGTAAGAAGTATTAGCTAAGGATGTGTTTGCTAAATTTGGATTATTAAATTTAATACCATTATCATTTACTTGAGTTAAAGTACCTGCTTCTACGTTGGAAATAATACCCCCCCCAGTTAAATATCTAACAGTTAAAGTAGTATTATAAGGAGCTAAACCATAAGTATCTGTAAATACAAAGTTTGTAGGTGAAAAAGCTGTTGTTAATTTGGTTTTTTCAAAGGGTAAACCTAAACCTACATTATCAGGATTAGGAATAATTTCTTCTGTTGTTAAACCTGTTGAACCTGCTCCAAATTGTAATTGCAGTGTATTTTCAGCTGTAAATCTTGAAACAAATCTTCTTTGTATTTCTTTAGTTCTAAGTAGGTAGGAAGCATCTAAGTCATCTGAGTAGTTTGGATCATTTGGATTGGTATTTCTAATAGTATCCATTATTACACTTTGAGCTAGATTGGGCACTTCATGCCACTCATTATCATTAGTATCAAAACAATCTAAAATTCCTATAATATTATTACCTATAATTTCAACTGTTTTGAATTTTTCTGCTCTTGCAAATGTAAAATTAATAGTACGAATAGTAGCAGATATTGCTTTTCTGGTTTTCTTTAAAAGGAAAGATGTTGGTTGATCTCCTGCTACTTCATATATAGTAGTCATAGTAGGATCCATAGAACTAGAAACTGAAAAATCACATACGTCTTCTATTAAAAAGGTTAAACCAGCATTTGTAGGACTATTTACTGTGGTATTCTCTGGAAGAGTGACACAATAATCCATATCAGGGACATTTTCATTACCTACTAATTTAGCAGGTACTGTTTGATATAAGTCAACATCTACAGACGCTACCGTAGTAACTTTAGGCGTATATCCTAACATATATGCGATATTAAACAAGTTATCTGTTTGTCTAGCGAATTGTATGAAAGTTTCTTGTATTTGGTTATCTAAGTAAAAAGATAAAACATCACCAACGTATGATGTCATTTCCATAAATAACATTCCTGTTGATTCTGGGGTGAAATCGTTATAAGTGTTAGGAAAGTATGCTTTAGTATAATCTACTAATGAATTTTTTATTGTGTTAAAATTCCTGTCAATATATCTTATGTCTCTATCTAATTCAGCCATTATTGTAGTTCTATATTTAGTTCATCTTCTATACCAAAAGGATTAATTATATAACTTAATATAAAGTTAATTGTATTAAAATCTGAGTCATTAATGAATTCTAATTGTTTTATTTCAATTTGAGGAAAACTATTATTAATTCCTGTAGATACTATTTCTTTCATTTGATCTAAAGTTGAATTAGTTACATTTTCAAATAAAAGAGCCCTTAAATCTAAACCAAAATTTGGATTAAAAACCCTCTCTCCAGTATTAGTTAAACAAAAATTTATTAAATCTGCTTGAATTTGGTCTTTTGTTTGATAAGTTGGTCTAAACACAGCATTTGCATTTAAAGGAAAACCAAAACCAATAGCTTTTCTTTTTTCTAAATCAATAGGGTTTTTATTTGAAATAATTTGAGCCATTATCTAGGTATAAAATTTGCTATTTGATCTAACCCTAATTCACCTTGTGGTAAAGTTCCATTTGCGGAATCATAACCTGCTTGAGGGTTAAAATTTCCAGGGACATCTTTTGAAGTAAAATTCATTTGAGTTTCTCCTAACGCCTGTTCATACAAATTTCTTTTATCAGCTAATGATTTACTTTGTACCATTGGTTGTTTACTTTCTACAACTGGTGAAGGCAGGGATTGTTTTGGAGATCGTACAGCCTCTAAAAGAACTTCTTTAAGTTCTTCTTGGATTGCTTCCTTTACGGCTTCTTTTATCATCTTTTTTAATTCTGTGGACTTCATTTTTTCTTATAAATATTAAATTATTATGTTTTTTTATATAAATTCTACACTTGCTTTATTTGGGTCAGTACCTCTAAGACTTGTTATCTTTAAATTATAAGCATATTTACCTTTTTTTAAAAAATTAACTGTGGTTATTGAAGTTTTTTGGATTACTTTTTTATTTACTATTGAAACTTTATCATTAGGTCCTCCTCCAATTAAAGTTGCAACAAAAGTTACGGTTGTGTAACATTTATTACCTCCAACAGTACCTCTCCCCCCATTTATAGTAATTTTAGCTTTTGCTGGTAGAGTTGTTACAAGTGCTTTACCTGATACATTTGGGAAAGAGGGCACTACAGTAGAAGCAGCTAAAAACCTGTTTGGACCCTGTCCTGTATCAAATCCTCCTGAAGATGAAGTATCTGTTCCTCCAGAAGTAGAACTTGGATCAAAACCTAAATCTTCTATTTGTTCGTCTGTTAGATTACCACTAGCAATTGCATTAAGTAATATTGGATTTGCGGGTTGCAAGTCTATCCTAAACTTAATTTCATCAATTAATACTTGAACTGATGAAGAATAAGAGAAAGATTGAGTTGGTTGGTTATAAATTTCAACTCCTGATATTCCTTCTTTACCTTTAATTCTTCTAGAAGCAAATGAATATTCATTTTGAGGATCATTTTGAATTTCTAATTTGTAACCTTTATAAAATAAGGGATCATTAGAGTTAGGCTGTAATTGGGCTAATAAATCTGCTTCTGTTGCTTGGTTAACCGCTGAATCAGAATTAGCACCTGTTGTATTTAATAAATTACTTAAATCATCACTATTTATAGAACCATCTAAACCTGCTTCTGCTAAACAAGGATTTAATAAACCATCAATAGTATTTAATTTAGCTATTAATTTATTTATTCCATCTGCTATTTGCTTTAAAGCATTAGGTATAATTGAAACCGCACCTTTTCCTGCTTTTACTAAATCTCCTAAAGTATCTGCAGCAGCCGCAGGGCCTGTTGCTAATAATGCAGGACTAAAGGGAGGTAGAGGTAGGGGTAAAAATTTTATAACATTAACCGCTATATTTAAACCTGTTAGTATTCCATCTAATGTGGTGCCTATTTTAGTAATAGTATTAATAACACCCGATACTTGTGATAAAGCAGATACTATTGTATTTTTTTGTTGGATTATTCTCTCAAGTTCTCCTTTAGGGGGACATCCTAATTCAAATTTAGCTATCATATCATTGGCCATAGCATCAAACCTAGCGGTTCCTTTTGCTAGTTTTACTACTTGTTTTATGATTATAGGACCTAACATTATTTTGTTTTACTTACTTTTGATTTATAAGATTCAATTTTATTTAACATTGTTTGTGCTGCTTGTGTCACATTTACAGCAGGTACAGGTATAGCAGCATTAGGTACAAAAGGTGGTCCTGCTCCTATTGGGGTTTGTAAAGCTGTTCCTAGTGCCACTATTTGGGCACATAAGTTTTGTAAATCTGTAAGAAATTTATTACCTAATATAATAGGTTCTGTGGCGTCTTTATTGCCTAATTTAATATCATCACATTCTATTACTGTTTTATTTGCAGCAGTTATATTAATTGAATCATTTGACCCTAAAAATATTGATTTTTCTGCACTTAATAATACGCTATCTGAATGGGCATTAAATGTTAATCTACTTGAATTTAAAATTACTTGAGGTTCAACATATTGATCAGGAACCGTTGGTTCATTGTCATATGATGAATATTTAGTATTAGCAGCATTAAGTGGAATTTGTTGTGTTGAAGTTAAATATACATTTGCTTTATCTTCGTTAATATCTTCTATTTGAGGTACCCATGGGTCTGTTGATTCTTCATGTTGACCATTTCTAATAATTGTTATTGGATCCCCATCTTCACCTTCATCAGACCATGGATTTGCAGGCATACCATCATATGAAGTTGAACCAAATCTAATACTATTACCCCATCTACCTTCATATACAACATCTCCTTCATATAATTGGAGAGGTCTTGTATCAATCTTTTCATTAAATGTCTCCCCTAAAGGAATATCTGTACTACCATCTAATACTTTTCTAACAGCTCCTGCTTCAGTTTGTTGGTAATCTCTTGCAGAATCCCCACTTAGGTTATCCCAAACAGAATCTGGTATAGCATTATGGTGAATACTATTCCATATATTTACAGGTTGGAAGTAATATTTTGTTGTTTTATTAACTTGTAATTGAGAAAAAGGATTGGGTAAAGCAATTATTTGAACTACCTCATTATGGGTGGGAGGCTGCTTCATATTAGGAAATAAGGGTAGAGCAAAATTATTGAAATCAATATTTTTTGTAGGTGATGCTAAAGGGGAATAAAATATACCACCCATCCCTGCATATTCTCCTTTTTGAATCCATTCTTTAGGGTAATCATCTGCATTTAAAATAACTCTCCTAACTCTACCAGCTAATAACCCTAGACCCTTAGAGGAATTACCTCCACCATCTTTTATAGTTGAAATTTTACCAGGTGTTGCCATTATTTTCCTTTATTCTTTTGGAGTTTTTCCATTTCTTCTAAAAGTTGGGTTTTTTCTTCGTCTGTTATTCCTAACCCTCCATCTTCACCTTGATTTTGGAGAGAACGTTGTATTATAGTAGCCATTTTAATTAAAGCTTCATCATTTTTAACTCCAATTTCCATATATTCTTTAATTAATGGAACTATTAAAGTAGCATCACCTATTTCTTGGACTAAAGGTTTTAATTCTGATATAAGGGAGGATACTTGGTCTTCACGTCTTTTTTGGTTTTGGTATATTTCTTCAAGTATGTCTGAGAATTTTTTCTTACCAAATATAATTGAATCTAGATTTCCCATGGTTGTTTTATTGATAAATATACTTAAAGTAAACCTTTAAGACGGGAAAGCACCTGTTTCTAGATATGATAAATATTTTTCTTTAAATATTTTACTTAAAATGTTAGCTATTTTTGTGATTTTTGGTGTTTTTACATCAACTTGCTCCCTAATATAAATGTATAATGCCTTTTTATTAAATATATCTATGTTATCTCGTTTCCTAAATAATTCTAATATTGCATCTGCTATTTGAGCATCATAAGGTTTTGGGAAAATATCGTAAATGTTATCTGTTATATAATCTACATACTGGTCAACAAATAAAGATAATTTATCTGATGATTTATATCCTGCAAAATCTAGTTCGTCTTTTGCTTCTCCCTCTATTATTTTTTCAACTCCTATATCCATCTTAGATGAATTTACAAATGAAGGGGATGTCATGTCTAGATTAGAGTAATTACTTAAGTCTGTAATTGGTATATTACTTAATTTTTTATTGTAGTTTTTTGTAGTATAAACAATTAACCATCGTTTTACTATAGTACCAAAATAAGAATAGGCCTTAGCTCCATTTTCTGGGTTAAATAGATGTATTTTATCAAGTAAAAATATCATAATTTCATGTTGTAAATCTTCTAAATTTTCAACTTCGGTATGATAAAATTTAAATGTGTGTATTATATTTTGAGTTAATTTAAAAAAAGGATAATGAATTTCCTTTTGATATATATTACTACGTGTTTCAAAATTTTTTTCGTTATTATATCTAACGATAGCTTGTTCTGTTTCTTTAGTAAAATAGTTCTTTTTCTGTTTCTTAGCAGAATGCTTTCTAATAATGGAATCCATAAGATTAATACTTTTTTAACTTGAAGTCGTTTAAAACTTCTTGTATGTTTTTGATTTGTTCAAAAAAGAAACCTATTTCATCATCACTTTTAAAAGAACCTTTGATGTCTATTTTTTTTACTTTTTCATCTGAAATTTCAATTACTCTTGATATTTTATCTAAGTAATCTAAATACCCAACTACAATATCTTCTGCTCTTTCATTTTTCCTTAATAAATTGAAAGTAGTAAAGCCAAATATTATGACTAGTACTGATAAAACACATATTGCAATTATATAACCAATCATAACTTATCTAACATATTTTTCAAACCTTCACTCTTTATAGAACCTAAGGCTTTGTTTTTTGTGGGTTGTTTCTTATTCCCATTCAATATATGATTTCCTTTTAACTTATCCAACCCATCTTCACCTTTAAATTTTGGCAACCATTCCTTCTCAAATTCTATTCGAGCAGCCATCATATCTGCTTGATGTATAATAAATGGAAGAGAAGTTCTGGGTTTAGTTTCTGGCATGTATGATTTTAAATATTTTTCATTTGCTGGGTCGTATAAACCATCATGTGTTTGGATTGCAACCATTTCATTAAATGTATACTTAATATCATGCTCTTGAAGTAAAAATAAACCTCTATCGGGTACTGATGAGAATGGGATTTGTTTATTATGCATGTAATCTTCACCTAATTTATCTTTTCTCCACTGATCAGTCTGAGGAATATACGATTCATGATCTTTATCACCCATTTTACCTAAATCATGGTTTAAAGCTGAAAATACTAATTCTTCTTTAGTGAATGTCGAGACATCCATTCCAAACTCACACCACACATCATATATTTTAAGAGATGCTTCAATAACTCTATTAACATGATCTACATAACCACCTGGGAATGCATTATGGTATTCTTTTTTATGTGAAGCAGGCATCATAACAATTCGATCTGCGAATTTGTTATAGAAATAAAGTAAATGCTTACTTCTAGGATCTGAAATGTAGGTGTTAATATAACCTATTAATTTTTCCCAATTAGATTGGATTTGTTCTGCTGTTAAATTCATATATTATCCGTTTCTGAGGGGTGTTGTGTATCTTTCTAAATGAGATTTTAAATCTTCAACAATTTCTTCTAATTTATCAATATTAGATTCAAATTCTTGTTTTGTGGATTGCCCCCTAAGGTTATATCTTAACCCTGCTATTAATCCCTCTACTTGGGATATTCTTCTATCAATAATTTCTTTGTTCATATTTTTGATTTTAATAGGATGTTCCTTAAACCCTAATACCTAAATAACCTTATTTTCTTTCATCATCTTTTCCTTCCTAAACCCGTATCCCAAACGTACGAATAAAAAGGTGTGACTCCAAGTTATCCTTTTAAACCTTCTAAAATGTCTTGTATTTTTTTGAGTAAAGCACACCTTTCATATTGTTCTTCATCCTCAAAGAATTTTATACCCAGTTTTACTGTAGTTTCTAAATATGGGTCATTGTGTTTTTCTAGTGAAGAGATATGATCTTCATTACTTAAATTTATTTTACTTATGTAATGCCATGCTCTATTATACGTTACCCATTCTCCAGCATCAGACATTTCATCAACATCTAAATCAGAGTTGGATTCCTTAAAGAATTTTACTATCTTTTTGTTAAAGTTTAGATTATTTAATATTAATTTCTTATACATTCCTATGAAATAAGCAGGTGATTCTTTAAAATTAATGAACACTTGATCATCAACCC